CATATATTGTTGCAAAACCTTCGTATAAAAAAGGAGCAATTATATTAACAAGTTGTGTAGTGTATTCTGTTTTAGTTTCAACTAAAAAATTCATAATATATAATTGAATATAAATTAATTATATATATATTACCTAAAAATATTATTATACATTATTACCTCTATTACCATATATTATTGTTCTTATTTCATTCGGTATTACACAACAACCACCATTAGTACTAAAATTTGTTAAAAAATGATTTTCTGGCAATTCTACTTTTTCACCCCACGATGTAGCATTACAATATTTTGGACTACAATTTGAAGTTAATATATTATGTAATTGTTTTAAATCTGTCATTTTATCATTAGCATTATTATTAACAAATGTTTCAGTTCCATCTTTATGATACATATGTGGATAATCTTTTTGATTTTTCACAATACTCATTTTATTCATCACCCAATAAATAATTAAAAATAATATAACTATTTTAATAACTAAATTAATATTTTTAGAACAATCTGTTTTCCAATTTGTTATGAAATCAGAATATGATATACTTTGAAAACCATTTGTTAATTTATATGTCATTATATAATATTAATTTATATTTTATATTTTTTACATAATACATTTATTTTTATTATTTTTATTATTTTTATTATCATTTTCAACATTATTTGTACTTATAACAACTACTTTTTTATTGTCTTTGAATAAATAATATAACCATATTATAATCAAAATTAATAAACTAATAAATATATATTTATAGTAATTCTCTAATGTATTAATTGAACGATTAGATACTAATTTATATGTCATTATCTACTAATATAATAATAATAATATTTTATTTTTATTATATTATTTTTTATGTTTACATTTGTTTACCTGCAATATGACTATGCATATCATTTGCTATTTCTCTAAGATTATTTATAGTATCTATATCTTCTGATTTATTTATTTTAGTTTTTTGTTCTTCCATCATTAATTGTAATTTAACTCTATTAATTTCTGCTTCTAACTCGGTTATTTCGTCATTTTGATCATTATCATCATTTGATTCGTTAGATAATGTTTCATTATCTAATAATAATTTAACGTCATTTGAAGTGTTATCAGGTGTATTTATTTGTGCAGATGGCAATGATGAAATGTCTATATTTAAATCATTTGATACTAAATCACTTGATGCCATATTTACACCATCTGTTGTAACTTTTTTTTTATTTTTATTCTTATTTTTTTTTTTCTTTTTATCATCAGTTAATTGTTGTGCCATCGATTGCATCATCATTTCATTTTTTCTGGCTTCGTATAATTGTTTAGCCTTAACTTGATTTTCTAAATATGATTTCATTAATGTTTGTAATTTTGCTTCTGCATATTGTGAATCTTTTGCTTTTTCAGGATCATCTACAAATGGACACCATTTACCAACTTCTCCAATAAATACATTATGTAATGGATCAGCTCCTTGTAAATATTTGCAACGTTCCATTGCTTCCTCATATGTAGCATATACTCCTCTAATTTTAATGCCTCTAATGTCATATTTATCTAATGATTTGTTAAATCCAGGTGATAAAATAGATAATACAACATATTTTTGATTTGGTATTTCAGTATCTTCTGTCAAATAATCAATTTTTTTTGGCATATATTATAGTATAATGATATTATAATATATAATCTTTAAATAATTTGTTGAGTTATTGTTTAATTAGTTATTTTTATTTTTTAATTTATATTATAACTATATATTAATGTCAATACATTCAAATTATGACAATGTATGTCAAATAAAAAGTAATAATTTTCATGGTGTTTTAATGGATACAACTGGTGATTGTAATTTTATTAATAATGAGGAAACTATACAAAATATAACATATATTCAATTAGATAGTAATCAATTAAAATTTCCATCAATTGATATAAATAATAATTTAAGTTGTAATCATTTTTATTTAAAAAATAATCTCAAAAGTAATATTTATAAAATAAAAACTCCTGATGATAAAATACTTATAGCTGATTATAAAAAAAATAGACTTGATTTTGAAAATAATGATGATCGTATAATAAAAAATAGTGATTATTTAATTATTGTAAATGGTTGCAATATTTTTAAAGCACAAATAATTTGTCTTAACAAAAAAGAAAATGAAAATATAAATGGAAATGATGTTGTTTGTCTAAAAATATTTTCTGTATTTACCAGAAAATTATGCACTAATAGTTGTATAAATCAATTTATTGAAAGCAAATTTAAATCAACTAAATTTATTACTGTAGATGAAAATGGTAATCTACAAAATGCCGATTTCATAAGTTATTTTAACGTATACATTAAAAATACAAATTCAAATGAAAATTTAACTTATGGAGATTGTTCATTAAAAATAATTGGACATAAAAATAGTTTCCAAACTCTATTTTTACCATTAATTTTACCTTTGCATCTAAATTTTTAAAACATTGAAATTATATTGACATATTATAATTATCATTATACATTATTTTTACATATTATATAATGACTAATATTTGTATTGCATTTTTCAAAAATAATACTAAATGTCAATCTTGTGTTACTTATGAGCTAAATTATGATAATATTGACGTTGAGTTAAAAAGTTATTTATCTAATAATAACACATTTTGTAAAATACATATTAAAACTTATATTGATCATATGGTTAAACATAAATGTGTTTTTAGTTCGGTTGATTTATCAAATGGAAAAATATGTAGTGGTTGCAAAATAAAATTACCAAATATATGTTTTAATAGTTTTTCATCATGTATTAAATGTAGATCTAGAGAAAAGAAACCTAAAAATAATGATAAATGTGTAATTCAAGAATGTAAATGTGAACAAATTAAATATAAATTAAAAAGTATGAACAAAGATACAATTAATAACACTTTAACTATTAACAAAATTACAAAAATATATGATACTTATTGTGAAAAACATCAATTACAAGCCTGGTTAAATGAAATTATATCTAACAATAAAAAACCTTGTTTTCAATACAATCATTATGGTTGTCGTACTATTTTAGATTTAGATCATAAAAACAGTTCTTGTGATAATTGTTTGCAAATGATTGCTTTAAAAGATCGCGAACATAGAAAAAATTTAGTTTCCAAAAATTGTTCCACATATATGTTGAGTGATGTGTTACAAGAAATGTCAATAAATGAACCATCTAATAAACTATTTAATAAACAACTTGATGACAAACAAATAAGTGAAAAATTAAATGAAAATCCAGTTATTGAGCAATCAAGTGAACAATTAAATGATGAATTAGATGAAAATCCATATATTGAACAATTAAATAATAATCCAGTTATTGAGCAATCAAGTGAACAATTAGATGATATGTCAATTGATGAGTTTAATAATATGTCAAGTGAAAATTCAAATGACGTGTCAAGTAAACAATTACATGATGAAAAAAATAAATTATATTGTACATCGTGTTTTAAACTATTACCAATTAATAATTTTGTTAGTAATAAAGTAAATCTTATAACAGGTCATAAAAATATTTTTAAACATTGCAATAAATGTAGAGTTATAGGAAAAAAAGCAGATGACAAAAGAATTAATAGAATTAGAGATTATAGAGAATATGAAAACAGACTGGAAGTTAAAAATAGACGACGTGAATATAGGCAAAATTTAAAAAAACACAATCCGAAACAATACAAGTTATATACGATATTATATAGAGAACGATTACGAGATGTATTAGGTGATGAAAAATATTTAAAATTAAATGCAGATAGAATGAAAAATTATTTAGACATAAATCCTCACATGAGAAAAAAACAAAATGACAAATCAAAATTGTCTTTGTCAAGATTAACATATAATTATATTAAGTCTGCTTCTACTAGAAATATTGATTATGAATTGTCAAGTGAAAACACTACAGAATTAATGAAAAATGTATGTTTTTATTGTAAAGACATCAATGAGAATGGTGAAAAATATTTTAATGGAATAGATAGAATAGATAATGACGTTGGTTATACTATAGATAATTGTGTGACATGTTGTAAGATGTGTAATGTGTGTAAAAAAAATCTTGCATTAGAAACATTTATTGGTAAAGTTCATCACATTATATCATACATTGGATTAATAGATAAAAAAGATTACTACCCTGATTTATTTAAAAATTACAATAATCGGTATTACAATTCTAAAAAATTTTATTATTATGAACACAGAGCAAACAAAAAACAACTAAAAAATAGTAATTTTGTTTTTGCGGTAACTAGAGAAGAATTTACCATAATTACATCTATGGATTGTTATATGTGTGGAAAAGAATCTAATGAGTTACATAATAATGGAATTGATAGAATAGACAATAAACTTGGATATGTTAGTGGAAATATTATGCCTTGTTGTGGTAATTGTAATTACATTAAAAATGAATATGACATTGACAAATTATTAATCAAATTTTGTCAAATCTATCATAAACGATTATTAACTGATGACGAAAAAGAACAAATATGTGATAAAATTAAAATTCATCTAAATAATAAAATTACTGAAGTCAATAAAGAAGTTCAGGATAATTTAAATGATGTTATTAATATGACATTTGATATGTATGCCGGTGTAAAGTAAATAATTTTCAAAAAATATAATTATATCTTTTGAAAATATAAATTATTGCACTATTATTTTATTATTTTTATGGGTTTTTATGATTATATATAAAATAATATGCAAATTTGTATTTTTTGAAGACGATCCAACGTCGTATTTCCGTCAATTTGAATACGCAAGCCCGCCCATACCACTCATGCATCTTAAGACGTTATAATTAGTTGCATAAATGCTAATGCTAGTATCGTTTCCAGCACCGACGACATTGCCATCAACGGTGAGTGTTAAAGTGGCATTATCGATACGTGACATGTTGCAGGTACCAGATGGTTGGTGTTCTTCTGGGTTTAAAGCAAAGCTTAAAACATTGACACCATCACATGGTGTATTAGTGTGGCATTGCCATGGTTGGACATAATTGTAGTAGTCACCTTCACGCTTGCTAACTCTATCGTGAGAATTGAGTTGTAAGAGAGCTTGTTGAGTAGGGTTGACGGATCCATTTAGCCATACACCATAATTATCATATTGGTATACGACTACATCGTTATTGACATGACCATCACTTTGAGTAGTCATATTTGCATCAAGTGTAACACCATTGAATAATTCAGATGTTAATTTTGAGATATCTGACCACTCGAGTGGTTTACCAAGGATAGTTACTGCATCAACATCACCTTGTGTAGATATAGCTACACTTGCTTTTAAAGAATTAAAGGTGGCTGAAAGAGGACCACTTAAACCAGTAACTGATGTAATTGTAGTACCATCTGCTCCAGTAGTAACATCACCATTTGCTTCGTAAGAAGCAAGTCTTAGAGCAAAACGTTTAGATGCAAGTAATCGAGTGGCTTCCATATCACTTGGAACATAAGCTAAGAAATGGTTTCCGTTAGAATATTTGTTATTTCTAGTTACCCAAACAAGTTCTTTACATGGGTGATTTAAGTTAAGTCTGATTTTGCTGTTGGTGTTTGATAAAGATTCAGCACCTGAGAATTGGAGTTGTTCGAAAAGATATTCGTGAGATGCTTGAGCAAATCTTTGACGTTCAGCATTGTCAAGATATACATAATCAACAAAGAGAGAAGCACCTTCCATTTTGAAATCACTGCTACTTACATTTCCGAAATTAGCAGTGCGGTTTACAAGTCCTTCTAGTCTGTTAAAAGTGAAACTGACTTTAATATCGTGGTATTGTAAAGCAATTACTGGAAGAGCGAGACCATCATTTCTGCAGCATGCGAATTGTAATGGAATCCAAACAGTTGCCTTATTATGGCTTTCACTGAGAGTTGTAAGTTCAGGTGTGTTTGCGATCATCTTGTTGTAACCGCGATCATGAGCAATATTTCTGGCAAGTTCGTACCAGATGTTAAGCCAGTCACCATATTGTTTATCGATTTGAGTACCACCTATGTCGAGTTGTACTTCGTTAATTAGAGCATGTCCAAGACGGCTTACCCACGCCCATTGTTTTCCTTGTCCAGTCATATCTGGACCTGATAATTCAGCACGGAGATACATTTTTGTTACTAAATCACCGGCACGTTGTAAAAGACATACTGCTTTACCTCCGAAAGTCGCAGAACCGTTAAATGTTTGTTCAACAGATTCAGTTGCAAAATTTGTGTGTCTACGATATACGACTTTGAAGTATGTAATTTGGGGATTACCCGTTAAATAGAAATCTTGTGCTCCATAAGCTACTAATTGCATTAATCCACCTGCAGTCATTATATTATAATATATAACTTATGCAGAGAAAAAAAATTTTTGGAATCCGCATAAAAACAATTAAATTTTTTAAACTATATATTTTTATATATTTATTATTTATTTGCACACTACAAATAATGAGTTTAAAATATTATTACTACTGTTTAAATGACGTATAACATCTATTTTAACATTATTAATATTACTATAATTTGTTTAATGGTTTGACATATAAATAAAAATATATAACAAATAATTAATAACAATATAATATGGAAGACTCATTTATAACAAAAAAATTAAAATACAACACGTTAAAAAAAACAATTAAATCAGATTCATCCATGATAAATCATGGAACGATAGATTCAGTTCACACAAAAATAATGGATGATTTTGAGAAACAAAAAAAAAATATACCAAAAATGCAACAAAAAATAAATTTTTATAAAAATGAACTAAATAACATATTAAAAAAAGATCCATCTGACTATAAATTGTCAGATATAAATAAAAAATCAGAACTCAAAGATAAAATAGAATTACTTGAAGATCAAATTTTAACAATTTCTTCGGGAAATGAAGAGATGGATTATTTTATAACAAATTTAGAATATCTTAAAGAATATTATGGTAGTGATAAAAATATAAATTCATTAAAAAATAAAGAAAATAATAATATTAATTTTATAGGTCAAAATGTTACAAATGATAATTTATTAAATAAAGAAAAAGTGTTTAACTTAGTAGATTTTTTTGAAAAAAAAACAAAAGTACAAAAAATAAACGAAAATGGAAATATATTTGAAGATTATATTAAATGTACACTAAATAAAACAATTAAGAAAAAAAATGCATTAACACAAATATGTCCCGATTGTGGCATTGAAAAAATATTACAGTCTAGTGATGGAAATTTAGTATGCATTGAATGCGGTCATACGGATCAATTAGTAGTAGATATGGAAAAAATAAATTTTAAAGATCCATTTTATGAGAACAAAAGCACAAAGTACAAAAGAATGAATCATTTTTCAGAATTATTAAATCAGTTCCAAGCCAAAGAGTCGTCAGAAATACCTCCAAATATTTTTAATTCAATTATAAATGAAATTAAAAAACAAAAAATTACAAATCCATTAAGTTTAAATAAAAAAAAAATGAGATCTATATTAAAAAAATTAGAGTTAAATAAATTTTTTGAACACATACCTTTTATAATTAATAAAATTACCGGTTTACCTCCTCCTACATTAAATAGAGAAACAGAAGAAAGGTTAAAGTCGATGTTTAAAGAAATTCAATTACCATTTGAATTATTTAGACCAAAAAATAGAAAAAATTTTATTAATTATAATTATATTTTTCACAAATTTTTTCAGTTATTAGAATATGATCATTTTTTACCTCATTTTTCATTATTAAAATCTCCTAGCAAATTAAGAGAACAAGATGAATTATGGGAAAAGATTTGTAAATATTTAAAATGGGAGTTTATTCCGTCTACATAAATAAAGTTTTAGCACCTAATGCCAATCCAATACCATTACGATACCCGACTGATATAGTTGGAGAATACGAGTCTAACATAATTAATGTTGCAGTTATAGTTAAAGTAATAGTAGATATTTCATTAAAATTTAAATTATTTTTAGGTAACCATCTTAACACTAATACAATAACAAATCCTTCAATTAAATATTTTACTAATTTTTTTATAATTTCATTTGTGTCAGTATAATATTCTGGAGATGTATTTTGATTGTTATTAGTCAAGTTTAAACTACAATTCATATATATATATTAATTACAAAAATAATTAAAACTATATAATTTTAATTATTTTTTCAAGTTATGGAAATTTATTAATTATGTGTTTCATTTGTAAAATGACGGGAGGTTTACTTCAGATAGTTGCATATGGTACAAATGATTTATTTCTTACAGGTATACCGCAAATAACACATTTTAAGATTGTATATAAAAAACACACTAATTTTTCAATGGAATCAGTTGAAATACCATTAGACGGAAATCCAAATTTCGATAATAAATCTAATACAATTATTCCTAAATCAGGTGATTTATTATCCAAGTTGTATTTAAAAGTAATTATTCCACAAGTTAGTATACAATATGATAACAGTTATTATATAAATACTATTGATAATTTAATTGTCGAGAAAAATAAATATGAAATTATGCTAAATAACTATAAAGAATATTTTAAATATAATTTTATATTTTTAAATGATCTTAAATTAGCATTAAAATCACTAAACTTTAATTGGAATATGATATATTCCGTATATTTGCAGTATACAAATAATTCATCAACTATAACTAAAATTAATTCAATTCAAATTAATTTTAAAAATGGTAATAGTATTATTGAATATGGAAAATTATTTTCATCTGAAAAAAAAACTAACTATCTGAATAATGGTGTAGAAGATACAATAAAATTAAAAAATGACATTAACACATTTTTGTTTAACATTATATTATATTATAAAAAAAAAGAAAAAGACTTATTTATTAAAATAGATGAATTAAATTCAGGAATAAAAGAATTAGAATCTAACAAAAAATATTTTTCATGGGTTAATAATTTGGGATTTAATATAATAAACAATTGTTCGATTATAATTGGTGGAAAAGAATTGTGTAAAATGGATTCTGATTATTTGTACACATACTATAAACTAAATGGAAATCACAATCATATTGATCATATTGATGAAATGATAGGTAATATATCTATTTTAACTGATTATGATAATAAAATAAAACCATCATATGTTTTATATATACCAATTCCGTGTTGGTTTACACAACATAATGGTAGTAATATACCACTAATTTCAATGGTTTATCATGATATAGAATTTAATGTTGAATTTAATTCACTTGATAAATGTTGTTTTTTTAATAGTCCAGACATTAATTTAAATAATTTAATACAACTAGGATCATGTTCATTACTAGTTGATTACATATATTTAGATATAGATGAAAAAACAAAATTTGCACAATTTTCACATGAATATTTGATTCAAGATATTCAACAAATATCGTCAAATAGTATTAATACATTAGATTATAGTTTAGAATTAGATTTTTATGATCCTGTAAAAGATATGGTATGGCTAATTAAAGAACCAATTGTTAGTAATAATTATAAACTATATAATTTATATCATGCATTATTTGTATTTCAAATAATAAATATAATTAAATATAATAGTACTCATATAAAATTAGAATTTAGTAACAATAATTATTACAATTATTTTAAAAAAAATAGTTATATTAATTTAAAATACACAAAATATTATGATGGTAAACATAAAGTTGTGGAAAGTGACAGCAATTATATTGTAATTAGTTCTAATTTTATACAATATTCTAATTACTATGATAATTTTTATGGTATAATTTATAATGAATCATCTGATTCAACTTTTAATCCTATCAATTATCAACACATTGAATTTAATGGTGTCGAACGAACAACAAAAAATTTAGATTCAAATTATTTTAATTATGTTATACCTTATCAAAATTATGAAATGTGTCCAAAAGATGGTATAAATGTGTATACATTTAGTATAAATCCAAATGAATTTCAACCATCAGGAACTTGTAATTTTTCTTTACTTAAATCAAAAAAATTATTATTTAATTTACTAGATGTATATTATGATTATTTAATAAATAATAATTTATATTGTGAAATGAAAATATACTGTAGGAATTATAATGTTTTAAGAATACATAATGGTTTAACAGCATCCGTTTTTTCATAATTTATAAAATAATAATTAATGTTTGTAGTTTATAGCTTTAATTTTTATTTAAATAATATTTAAAAATAATATTTAAATAAAAATTAAGTTTACAAAATAGTAAATGACAGGTGGAATATTACAATTAATGTCTTATGGTAACTTAGACAAGATATTTATTGAAAATCCAGAAATAACTTTTTTTAAAAAAGTATATCGCAAACCAACTTTATTTTCAATAGAACATACTAATATACCTATTAATTTAAATAACAACAATTTAACAAATATACATAATATCGAAAAAATAGGAGATTTATTAAAATCACTAAATTTAAAAATCAATTTACCGTCAATTTATATTGATTATAAAAACAAATTAGAAAACGTTTGTGTTGAATATTTTAATAATACTAATTATAACAGTAATATAGATAACAATTATGATAATTATAATAAAGCAATCATAATGAATGAATATTTATATTATAATATTGCTAGAATACAGGCTACTAAAGAAAAAAATTATTTATTAGAAAAAAATAAACTAAATGATAATTTTATAATAATACCGTTGCCTAATGACGAATTTAAAATTGAAATAATTAATAATGACATTAAATCATTAAATATAATTAAATATGATAATGATGATGAAAATTCTAACAAAACAAAAACAATTAACTATAAATTAGAAAACATAAATATATCAGATGAGATTTTATATTTATTAGATTTAGAGTATATAGATTATGATAAAATATTTTATAAAGAAAATGATTATTTAAAATACTTATCAAAAAAAGATTTGTATGAAATTACAACAATTATTAATGACAAATATCATAATAATTCTTTATATAATCATTTAAAATTTAAATTACAAACTAGTTTTAGTAAAGTAAAAAATTATATAGATGACATTGATGAAAATAAAAAACAAAGAATAAATGAATATTTTATGGTAAACACAAATATATTTCCAATTTTTTCGACAATAAATAATTATGATATTAATAGACATATTGCTGCAAAAAATACAAATGATAATAGCAGTTGGAAATTAATGAAATTTAATGATTTTACTAGTAACCTAATAATTGGACTAAAAAATAAAATAATAAAAGACAAAGAATTATATTATTATAATGAAATCATAAATACACCCATTTCAGAAATTACATCATATACTACAAATAGTATATATGTGTATAAATTATATTTTGAAAATGATAACATTTTAAATTATGCTTATAAATTTGCTTTTATCATTGACAATAATAATAATATAGTAAGTATGATTGAAATCAATAAATATAATACAGATTCTAAATATTTTTTGTGTTCAACATTTGAAAAAAAGTTGGATGAGTTATATAATAGTTTATCATCATATATATATATATCATGTTCTATTTCAGAAAATAGTCATCTTAATTATAAAATATATTATAATGTGGCAAAAATAGACTGGTCACGGGTTTCAGATGGTGTTGAAAATTTAATATATTTTTATATTGAAAGTAAGTATGATTTATTGTTCACAAAAAATAAAATATTATATGTATTTAATTCCAATAATTCAATACTCCCGCATTATATATTTCAAATAATAGGATCATCGTACGACACTTCTACACAATTAACTGAAATTATTTGTAAAGATATTACTATAAATGAATTAAGTAGTTTAAATTTAATTGATAATGATTATTACATTTATATTTCTTCATATTTAAAAATAAAAATAAATAAAGCAAGCAATTTATTAATAAATTATGACACAGTAAATAATTACAATAATTATATAATTAAATCACAATATGTAAATGGACTAAATAATAATGAAATTTATACAAATTTAAAAAATATTTTATTAAGTAGCATTAAATTCAATTGGACATATATATTAAATTTAATAAGTAATATGTTTAATTCGTCATATTATTTTATTCAAATGGTTGAATTATTTTACGATGTAAGTGTAAATAATTTTGATTATTCATCATTTATTAATAAAAATACATACTTATCATCAACAATTGAACAAATTATCTCATATATTACAGATACAGATAGAAAAAATTCATTTTTAAATAGAGAATTAACTGATATTGAATATAATTATTTTTACGATAAAATATACGATGCAATTATAAAATTAACACAAGATTACATTAAATTGTCAGATATATTTTTTGCAAATAAATTTTATAATTACAATAAAAAAACCATTGACAAATATTTAAATGCAATTTCTATTCTAACTCAAAATATGCAAAAAACATACATAAATAATGGTGTTTCTGCTACTATTGACATTTCAAACATAAAATTAAAAAATACATATCGTAGTAGTTTTTTAACAGTTAGAACAAATAATTTAATTAA